TGCGCGCCTATTTTTTTGAATGACAAAGTACCTTGCTGCAACATGGCTTTCAGCACATAAGCACCTATGATGATAGACAATGCTTTATCAAGACCAGCAAGACCAAACAGACCAGCCACACCGTAACCAATAGAACCAGTCATTTCAGTTATTTTAGATATGAAATAGTTGATAACAATTAAGCTAATACCAGCAGAAGCAAGACCAATACCAGCACCAAGCATCAACTGCTTTAAGCCAGTTTTTGAAAAACCGCTAAATAGTTTTGAAAATAAACCGATTAGACCGCCCATTTTTTAATCCTTATGTAAGACCATTGCCAATGATAGAAAGCCCTTTTATATAAGCAAATAGCAATATCAACGGTTTCATCATTTCTGCAAATTGACAAAACACAGACATTGGAAAGGGTATTTTTGCGCCCATAAATTCCAGTATTGGATCAGCAGGACAGGAAGCAGGCATATCAATATATAGACGTTCTAAAATGCCGACGTGCATATCAGGGTCAGGTTTTTCAACTTCTATGTCACCGCTTTCGTCAGGGTCGATAGGTTCAGTTTGTACCCAGTCGATGAAGTCGCAGACCTTAAAAGCCCAATCACAAAATGGTGGCCATTCACTAGGCTTAGGTTCTTCGTTTGGATCAGTTGGATTTTCAGGGTCAGTTGGATTTTCGGGGTCAGCCGGGTTTTCGGGGTCAGTGCCAGTGCCAGTGCCAGTGCCAGTGCCAGTGCTAGGATAATCAGGGTTATCATATTGAGCTTGCGTGATTTCTTCGGGGTCAGGCTGTGGAATATCAGACGCAGCATCTAAAGCAGAATCTAAATCACCTGAATTAAGAGAATCAAGAGCAGCATCAGACATGACTTGCATTGCAGGGGCATAACCACCTTCGGCTTGCTCAGTAACTTTATTAGCTAGCTCATTACCTTGTATATATTGCCAAGGAATTTCTTGTGCAGGCTCAGTGCGTTTATGCTTATAACCCTCATTAGAACCGAACTGAGTAACAATATTAGAACCAGAGAGTTTGCAACCTTGAGCCTGATATTCACCAACAAGGTCAATTAATGCTTTGCAAGCAGCAGAAAGTGATTGATACTCAGTATATGTAGAATCTCTTTTAAGAGTAAAATAAAAATTAGGGTCGATTGCACCATTATCTTTATATTTAACCCTATTATTTTCAGGATCAAGAACCCAATCAACAGCACGACCAAGTATAGCTACAACAGCATAACCAATCGCAGTAGCAGGAGCACGACGCATTATAGATTTGGCAACAGTGGAGACATTAGGCTTTATTTTAATAGTCGCATTAGCTTTGCGCATTTGTTTTATAGGCTTGCCGTTTTGGTCAAGGGTAGAGACTGGATAAGTCTTAGATGCTTCAACAGTAACGGAACTTTTGTTAATAGCATCATTTATTGTGCGCTCGCGTTGCCATTGGTTAGGCTTGCGATAATCGTTAGGATCAGCAGCAAAAGCAGACTTAAACAAGAAAAAGCCAAGTATCAGAAAAAGCACAATAGTTATATATTTTCTGAATTTATGCGGTAGAGATAATCTAGCCATTTTCAAAAGATAATATAAGTTACGCACGTTATAACCTCGCGAATAAATCGCGTATAGCTAGACACGATATAATGATGAATATGAGATATAAGCCATCTTGAGCAGTCATAAAAAAACCCCGTCAAAGTGCGCTAACACCATGACAGGGCGATAACGCTAAAAAAGTGTTAATTAAAACGCAGATTTAACATATTTGAACGATTTGACCGTTAGAGCTAGAGACAGTGACGCAAGACCAACCGCAGTCACAGCAGCAATGACAACACCAATATTGACAAGCAAATCAGCCATATCCAAACTAAATTCGGCAGCATTGGCAGCACTGGTAAACGCTAGAGCACCAACCGCACCAGTAGCAGGTAAGAAACGCATTGTTAAACCCATTACGCCTTTGTCTTCGGTAACTGCTACGTCTTGTACGTCTTTAACTGCTACCGCTTGATTTTGAACTTCCATAACAACTTCCTTTTTTAAATAGTCCGTTTCAAGGCTACAAAGCCATACACGACTATATTGATAATGAAGGCAAACATTATTATTTGCCCAGCTAGCTCAGGTGTAATGAAGTTACCCTGATGCACTTGTTGCCAAGCGTCGCACAATGCTGGATTTTCAGCGTTTAGCTTGATACAAAGATATTGAGCTTCGTAAACTTCGCTTGGCATATTCGGTTACTTCTTAAAGAATAAAAGCCATATCACCGCAGCAATCACGGCAGTAATGACAAACGTATAGATAAATAGCTTCATTGGATCCATGATTATTTGGCTCCGACAACGTTAGCGTGTTTATTCGCAGTCTGAGCCTTCCATTTCTCAAAGGCTTCTAATTCTTTACGAGGGATAGTCGCTAATTCTTCAATATTGGCAAAATCAACCCAAACAATTTCGTTAACCTGATTGCCCTTTTTATCAACTGTAGAAATCATTTTTACATTGGCTTTGTAAGGGTATTGATGTTCATTAAATTTGTTATGATCGCTTAAATCAGAATAACGGTAAGCTGCTTGAGCACGACCACCAGCGTTAGGTTTTTTATTTCTTAACTCGGCCAAAACCTCAATAAATTTGTAATCTTCGTAATCAGTAGGCTGCTGACCTTTGATAACAAGGGTGCGCTCTGTTACTTCATCAGCGTCATAGGTAATGCCGTTTAATACAATAGTGTCATCATTCATAGTATTCACTCCTGCCTAGTGGCTAAGTTTTGGGATAGTGAGCACGTCTATGCGCTCAGGAATTGCGGTATTTTTGATGTCTGTCAATACGTCCAGTAGGGCGGTATCATCATCGAAAACATCGCGGAAAAAGTGTAAATATCTGCCGTATTGCGTTTTTACCAAATCAATGGCCTGTTGCCATGTCATCAAATCTTGCTTATCTATACGCTCAAACTTTTTTGTTTCACCTTCAAATTCAAAAATAGAGAAACATGGATAGGTCACGCTAAAAAACTCGTTTGGCTTAATTAGTACATCAGAGCTAATCAACATACCGCGTGAGCTATACTGTACTTCTGTGCGTAGCCATTTTGATTCTGTATCGCCTAGCTGTTTACCTTTTTCGTATATTCGACATAGCTGTGCAGATTGACGAGAGCCTATGTATAGCGTTCTACCTTTGCCGTTTGGTCGTTTCCAATCTCCGCGCCATTCGACACTAGGAGGGCGACCACCGCGAGTAAAACCGCCTATCGTGTGCTGATTGTTAAACCAGTCAATATCTGTATATTCGCCATATAAATCGTCATGGGCTAAATCAACACGAGTGATTTTAAATTCACGAGCAAACAAGTTAAGCCATGCATGCAAGTGTTCTTCCCAGCCGTGTTTGCCGTATGTGCAACCAGTGCCGTTGATGCAAATCATGACGGTGTTATTCTGGCCACCAATGCAAACAAAACCAGCGTTATGTTCTAGGTTAAAGCTGCGGTCATAAAAGTTACGACCGTTTTTGTTTTCACCATCAACACCAAACCCGAATATGTCTTTTAAAACGTCACCGACGTTATCGACAATGGCAGATTGGCGGAAACGTTCAAGCACTTCCTTTGTCGTCTTAGCGTCATCAAAAGTATCTGACTGCATCGTGATGCTTATCCAGTCGATGAAGCAGTTATTACGAGCTGATGGCCGTCTTATCATTTCATCTTGCACACCGTCAGCAGTTATCACAGCTTCAACTTTCAGTAAGTGGCTTTGGCTGTAATCCGCTTCGGTAGCCTTACGTGGATCAATCGCCGATGCATCTAAGGCAGGGTTTAAAAACACTTGCTCAGCAGAGTTTGAAACGCTTAAAAACGGAATCTCAACATGCTTTGCTAGTTTCTCTTTACGCTCCAGTTGCAAGCGTGTTTGTTCCAAATACTCAGCAGCGTTCTTGTCAAAATCTGTCATTTCGCACTCTCTCAAAAGATTACTAACCACCGAACAAGACTGTTTAAAACAAGTTTTAAAGGCCTTAACTGAATACTGAAAACCCTAGGGGGTACTTAACCCCCGTATTACTAGTGGGGGAATTGTTCGCCAGTAGCTAAAACACCTTAATGCAACTCTTACTGTACTTATTCTTGCAACACCCAAACTTCACTAACGCCCTTCGGTTGTTTGCTGACTGTCACTGCGCGTTCTTTTTACCGCTAAGCGTTTGGATAAAGCCCCAAACGCTTGCGTTAAATAAGAACCCTTCGCACCAGTCCAGCTTCTCTGCTCTCATTACTTTTATTAAATTTTCTTTGTTTCTGCTAACAAGACGTTTCGATATGCTTTTGCGGAACATTTGAGCTATGGGGAAAATACTCACCCTAGAGATAAGCTGATTAGCTTACCGCTAGAGTGATCCGCCTTCGTTGTCGTTGTTATGCTCTCGCATCACACCATCGCCGATAGGGGGCTGTGGTCTTAGTGTTAAGCCACAGCAAGATTGATTAGGACAACACGCGCCCCCTTTGCACAGTCAATCTGCCACAGCTTTTGGACTACGCGAGCAAGGGCAATTTGCACCCAATATACCGCTACGCCACTAAAAAGCTGTGTCACTCATACTGTTGCCGTATACGCAAAGAACCACCAGTTCACGGCTTACTTATCAAGCGTGTCACCCCGTCGTCACTTAGTCCTGCCACCAATGACACGCTGTAATGCTTAAATACTGCTAGACGTTTTGTTTCAGCCAAATAGTAAGAAGCACTGCTAAAACAACTAGTAAAAATATGAGTACATGCACTTGAATAAGTGCAGGCAAAGCTTGTAATAGTTCGTCAGACACAAGCAAATGCATATCTAAAAACGGCTTATATTCCATTACGCCACCGCCTTATGATCTAAATACTTATAGAGCCTTGAGGATTTAATGGCGTTACCTGATGCGCTATTGGATACATCGCGCCAAAATAGCCCCGACTGCCCACAAGCACTATTGATATGCTGTCGTCCAGCAGAGCAAGGAAAACGAGGAAATCTATTGTTATAAAGCTCATAACGCAGACCCACATCAAAAACCTTGTTATAAGGAAATAAGGTATAGAAATGCTCAGGAATAGGCGTATCAAAGGCTATTGCTATAGATTGCAATATCATGCGTTTGGAGTGGTCAGCGTTATAGAAGGCTATATCAGCGCGTCCAATGACCTCACTAAGTTTCGCCCATACTTTGTCAAAAGTAGGCGCACCCATAGAAACATTACTTTTTGGCTTGGTAGGTCTAACATGAGAGTGAAACAAGACGGTTTCATTAATAGAAACAACTGATATTTCGGTTATTTCGGCAGCTTTGCCGCGTCCTTCCGTTTCAACTTCTACAAAAAGAATGTCCTGTCCCTTAGCTGCTGACTTGGCAGGAGCAGGGGCGGGAACAGGACAAGAGGTTTGCTTTGCATCGGCTACGATGTCAGCAATATGGTTTGCTTTGGCGAATGCCACCAATGCAGAATATGATTTGATTTTTGATACTTCATCTTTTAATTCAAGTGGCAACTTATAAAGATTTAGCTTCTTGCCAGTCTTAACACTATGAACACTTACTACCAACGTTTCGCCCTGTGAGCCTTTAAGACCAATAACATGAACATGTGCGGTACGTGTCTTTGTGTAAAAAGTTATATGTTCCATTGTGGTTCACTCCTGCCTAGTGATAGAATTTACTTAAACCCCTTTTGGGTATATATCCATTTGGGGATAGGCTAAAGCAAAAAAATTAACCTATGTAGCGATTATATCCAAATGGGTATAATTAAGCAAGGAGAAATTACAATGATTAATGAATTATTTGAACAAGCAACAAAAAGGGCAGGCAATCAAACAAAACTAGCTGAAAAACTAGGGATAACACAAGGAAGATTGTCAGAATTTAAGAACTACAAGATAGGGGACAAACGAAAACCCAGCGAAGAAATTATATTGCAAATCGCTGATGTTTTGGGACTGGATAAAGGCGAAACACTCTACAAAGCTAAACTAGAGTTAGAACCTGAAAAGGCTTATCTTTGGAAATGGTGCGCTCGGCGGGAATTGAACCCACGACCCTCGGCTTCGGAAGCTGTTATTACCTTCGTCCAATATATTCTTTATCTCTCTCAGGTATTTGCATCGGTGGCACAGCCATACCGCCACCGCTTAAATCAGGTGACGAATTAGGCTTAGGAGCATAGATAGGATCTGGCTCAGGCTCATCTATATGAATATGACAATGAGGACAACAATTGTCATCCTCAATGAAGAAACTCTTTATGTAATTCCACCACCAAGAAAGCGCAGGAATAGTAAGAAAAACTAAAAAGATTTTAATTAACCATTTTACTTGTTCAAACCTTTCCCAATTAACGTATTCCATAGCGCCAAGCCTAATTTATCAAGTCAACCGCACTTACCAAGTGGGCATAATCAAGATGAGCATAGCGCATTGTGCTATCAATGTCACCATGCCCTAATAAATCTTTGACCGTATATATGCCAACCCCAGTTTGTACAAGCCATGACGCATATGTGTGCCTTAAATCATACATTGTACAATCTACGCCAGCACGTTTTTTGCACCTTGCAAACGTCTTGGTAAAAGTCGTGTACCTATCACCAGTAACAGGACTGGTAAAGACATAGGCACCGTCATGGCTTTTATTTTTTAATACATCAAATGCGGTCTGACCC